GCCACTACAGACCACTCCCACTATCTTTGGTCCAGAGGACTTCGTACCCCGCAAGGGTGTGATGACTCGGTACGCCAAGAAGATGGTGCGTCCCGATATGTACGGCATCGTTGTCGTCCAGGGTCTCTTAGGACAGGCCGGCGCTACTAGTTAAAAACTAGCATAGCAAATAAATGTAAAGCCTCCTTCTTCGGAAGGGGGCTTTCGTTTGTTTAGACTACTTATAAGTGAATCAAAAGATTCATCCCATGTTTGATGACATGATTACAAATGGAGGGTTATAAAAATGGGAACTAAAAGAGTAGGCTTGGCGAGAACCCAAGCATTAATTCAGAATTTAAAGAGAGAGTTGCAGATGAACGGGGCGACGCTGGCTGGCGTTAAATTGCCCTACGCTAACGTGACTGCTAATACTACGCTATCAACAACAGATTCAGGCAAGTTGTATATTTTTAACGACGTCGATGGCGCAACGCTTACGTTGCCGGATTCTGGCGGCGGAGATCTTATTGGGTGGTATATTGATGTTGTATGCGCTGTTACTGCAACCTCAAACCAGCACAAGGTGATCTGTTCCGACACGACGAATGAAGATCTGGTTGGCAACTTCTTGAATGTCGACACAGATACCAGCGATGCGGTGGCATGCTTTCCGGCAATTCAAGCTGATGGTTTTGATTTTGTGCAATTCGATGGCTCCACTACCGGTATCATGGGCACCACTTGTCGAATTACCAACATCAAGGCAGATTTGTGGCTCGTAGAAGGATTGCAGGTGGTCACCGGCTCTCCGGCTACGCCCTTTGGCAGTACTTGATGCTCTAGTTTGACATTTAAAATATATCTTTATGTTTTACCCCCCTCTTCGGAGGGGGTTTTCTTTTAAAAACCACGATCTGCTCAATTTTTTTCGCCTCCAATTTTTTGAGATTTTCGTTTTCAGTAGAACAGTACTATTTACTATACTACAAAGGAGTTTCTAATGGGAAAGAAAAGAAGACTGAATGCCTCCAAAGCAAAGTTTAATATCAAACACGCCAATCATCCGCGTATGAAGCATTTAAATAGCCAAGAAGAAACAGTCGCGGAAGTTGTGGTTGAAGCCACACCAGAAGCTATTTTACAAGAAGAAACACTCGAGGAAATGCCAAAAGTTGCCCCCAAACGAAAGCGTGCTAGGAAGGTATCCACAAAGAGGCGCCCCCAGAAAAAAACAACAGCACCAGAGGCGACAACATAAAATAAACTCTTCTCTTCAAAGAACCCCCCGCTTGGCGGGGGTTTTGTTTTACGGCTTACTAATTAAAAGGGGAGACGTATATAGATGCCGACTAACTTACAACCAAGATCACAAGCAAGCACTGTAATTCTAACCCAAACAGGTTCGGCCGCCATGGTTGCTGTGGCAGTACCTTTCGGGATGTATACGGGTTCATTAGAGTTTTTAACAGGTGCGAGTGCTCAAGTTGCATACGTCTATAAGAAATTGGGTGGCGACGTTGTTGACATTGAGTTGACTCCTGCAAATGTTTACGCAGCCTACGAAGAAGCAGTTTTAGAGTATTCTTACATTATAAACTTACACCAAAGCAAAAATGTACTTTCGGATGTGCTGGGAAATGCTACGGGAACTTTTAATCACCTTGGGGAGATGGAAGCCGGGACATTGTCATCTAGTTTGGATGGTGATAAAGTCGCCCTCAAATATCCCAGATATCAATTTGAATACGCGCGCAATGTAAGTGATGGGATGATATCTGTAGGTGGTTTGGGAGGAACTGTTCCTCAATATTCAGCTTCATTCACACCAAGCTCAGACACACAAGATTATGATTTGCAGGCTATTATTTCCGCGTCGTCCGCGACCGGCTTAAATGATGGTGGTAATACGGTTTCCTTTCAAGGGGCGGTCGGCGATAATCGTGTTATAGTCACAACGGTGTTTTATAAGTCTCCACGAGCTATGTGGCGGTTTTACGGCTATTATGGCGGTATAGGGGTCGTAGGCAATTATTCGACGTACGGACAGTTTGCCGATGATGCTACATTTGAGATTATTCCAACATGGCAAAATAAAATGCAGGCTATAATGTATGAAGATTCTATTATGACGAGAACCTCTAATTATTCCTATGAGATTATAAATAACAAATTACGCCTTTACCCGAATCCGAGTTATTGGGATTTTGGACCTCTTGATAGAATTTGGGTGAGGTTTTATGTCGATGATAATGCTTGGGACGAAGATGATAGTTATAGGACAGGCGTCAATGGCGTTAACAACGCCAACACCATTCCGTTTGATAACATTCCATATCGAAATATAAATGCTATTGGCAAACAATGGATTCGAAAGTATTGCTTGGCCCTTTGTAAAGAGATGTTGGGGCAGATTAGGGGAAAGTTTAGCACATTACCTATTCCTGGTGAAAGCGTGACACTCAATCATGCCGAATTGTTGAGTCAAGCAAAAGAAGAACAAAATGCGTTGAGAGATAAATTAAGAGAATTGCTGAAGGAGATGGAGTATGCTGAACTAGTTAAACTTGATGGTGAGAAGGCTAATGCCACAGTGGAGGTGCTTAAAAACTCGCCTGTGCCAATTTTTGTGGGGTAATAAATGATGTCCGATAAATGGAAAAGACCAACAGCCCCTCCACCTCCTTTATTTCTTGGTAAAAAAGAGCGAGATTTAGTAAAGCAAGTTAATGATGAACTGATTGAGAAAGTCATCGGTCAACAAATTCTTTATTATCCTGTGGACTTAGAAAGAACTAACTTTCATGAATTATATGGCGAGGCTATAAAAAAGACCTTTTTGCCACCGGTTCGAGTGTTTGCATTGGTAGAGTTCACTACGTTTGAAACAACTTACATGGAAAATGCTGGCGTTGATAAAATTTGGGAAATTAACGTGCACTTTCACAAAAGGAGATTGGAGGAAGATCAAAACATGTATATTCGGGAAGGTGATTTTGTTCTCTATGGCGAAAGCTATTATGAAATAGTTAAACTAGTCCAAAATAAACAACTTTTTGGTCAAGTGAGCCATATATTCGAAATTTCAGCTGTGTGTAAGAGAGCCAGAAAGGGGTTGTTCGATGCTACCTAAGAACTTTGACTTCGCCATGTTGCCCGACAACAAGCCGGAGATTACATTAAAAGAATTGGGGATGCGCGCCTCGACTATTGAAAATATAGATTATGCTATTACTTCATGGTTAAAGGAAGATTTAGATTTAAGTACCAACACCAATGAAGGTTTTAGAAAAGTGCCTGTCCTTTGGCAAGTTCCTGAAAGATCATTTCAAATTAAAAACGAAAAAGAATTAAGAGATGACTCGGGCGCCCTAAAATTACCGCTAATCAGTATCGAGAGAACAGGAATCATAAAAGACCCCGCCAGAAAAGGATCATTCCAGGCCCATCTATATTCGGAGGATAAAAACGGCCGGAGTGGGCGCGTTGTCATCGCCAAACAAATAGTACAAGATAAAACTAGGAATTTTGCAGTAGTGCCTGCAACACGAGATTTAGACACAGGCGGAACTCAACAGCTTTATTATCCGAGAGTCAATAAAAAAGTTGTTATCAAAAGCCTTTCCATCCCTATTCCCGTATATGTAAATATCGATTATAAAATTGTAATTAAATCAGAATATCAACAACAAATGAATGAGTTGCTGACACCATTTATGGCCAGAACAGGTCAAATTAACGCGTTCACTATGACAAGAAATGGTCACTTATATGAAGCATTTATTGACCAGGGTTTTACACATTCGAACAATATTAGCAATCTTGCCGAAGATGTGAGAATGTATACTTCTGAGATAGTAATTAGAGTGTTGGGTTACCTTATTGGTGAAAACGACAATGACGATCGTCCGATCATAAGAATTCACGAGAATGCAGTAGAGATAACTTTTCCTAACGAGGGTACAGTTCCTGAAGGTATCGGCGACTTTTTTCTTTAATTCGGATAGTTCAGGAACTACTTTTGAGATTAAAAATACTACTTAATTAATGATTAGGTCGCTATTTACACCTATTTTGGCAAGAGGAACACAATAATGTCAGTTAAAAGTTTTAAATTTGTATCTCCTGGAGTGTTCATCAATGAGATTGATAATTCCTTCATTCCAAGAACCCCGCCGGACATCGGTCCCGTCGTAATCGGAAGATCCCGCCGCGGCTTATCGATGCAACCTACAAGGGTGGAATCTTACTCAGATTTTGTTGAAATGTTTGGTGATACGGTACCCGGAATGGGAGGTGGCGACATTTACCGCAATGGTAACTATCAATCTCCAATGTATGGAAC